TATTATTGATCCTCTTCATTCAAGATGTTCTGTCATCGACTTTAAGATTGAAAACAATGAGAAGCAAGCCATTGCGGCAAGTTTCTTCAAACGGGCATCTAATATCCTTTCTCAAGAGAATATTGAATTCGATCAAAAAGTCGTTGCTGAACTTATCACAAAGTATTTTCCTGATTACCGCCGTATCCTAAATGAATTACAAAGATATTCTGTATCTGGTAGAATTGATTCTGCTATTCTATTAAATGTTACTGAAGAATCATTCAAAGAACTTATTAAGAATATGAAAGATAAGAACTTTACTGAGGTTCGTAAATGGGTAGCAAAGAATAGTGATTCAGATTCGATAAATATATTTAGACAGCTTTATGATTCTGCATTTACAGTTATGGAAACTGCAAGTATTCCTCAACTAGTTCTTATATTAGCAGACTATCAATATAAAGCAGCTTTCGTTGCCGATCATGAACTTAATCTGATGGCAGCTTTAACAGAGGTAATGGCGCAATGCAAGATGAAATAAAACAAGAATATGATCCTGAAGATTGGGAAAAAGCCGAATATTTAATATCACACGGATTTATCAAATCAAATTATTCAGATAAGTATAAGGATATACTAGAAGCTGCAGTAAATATACATGCTGTAAAAATGCGAGGATATGATCAGTTTATTAAAGATGGAGGTACACCGGCGTTTGAAGGTAAACAATGGGAGGAATACACCAAACGCCAGCTAGAACCAGGATTTAAATGATATTCCTATCAGTTGTTATAGGATTTATAATTGGATGGCTTGCTCTTAAATTACTAATAAACCGTAGACTCAAGATAATGCTTGAGAGTATTGCTTATTCTCCTCTTCCAGAAAAGAAAGAACCTAAAAAGGTTGATATAGATCTAGTAAAGATTAAAGATGTCATCTATGCATATAGCAGAGACGAACCTCAGTTTCTAGCTCAAGGTACTACAAAAGAAGAAATAGCTGAAAACTTAAAGATAAGATTTCCTGATACATCATTTATGGCTAGTCCAAAAAATTTAAGAGAAGTAGGTTTAGATGAATCCATTTGATTTTCTTAATGCTATAAACGACAATAAAAAGAACCTATTTGAAGACCCTCAGGCTGAGAAGGACTATAGTTCCTTTATGGTTAACCGAGGTCTATCATATTTTCCAGATACCATTCTCTTTGCCAATGAAATGAACAAAGCCGCGGAGATACCTAAAAAGTGGCAGTTTGACTTCTTATTACAATCAATATCTAAGAAAAGACGGTTCAGTAAATGGCATAAAAAAGATGCAAGTACTGAGTCGTTAAAGCTTATTATGAAACATTATAAGTATTCTGAAAACAAAGCTTATGAGGTAATTGATTTAATGTCTCCGGAGCATCTCCAAGAGCTTAAAGAAGCATATGAAACCGGTGGTAGAAGTTAGTAATTATATAAATAAAATATAGATTAATAAAAGAATGAAAGTGAACATATAATGACTATCGCCATGGTTTATTATGATTGGACGCCTGATGCGATGTTGGAAGTTGATTTGATTGAACCAGATAATTTTTTAAAAGTCAGAGAAACTCTCACCCGTATAGGCATAGCTTCAAGAAAAGACAAGAAGCTATTTCAATCCTGCCATATCCTACACAAACAAGGAAAGTACTTTATTGTACATTTCAAAGAACTATTTGCCCTTGACGGCAAAGAGTCAGATATCTCTATCTCCGATATAGAGAGACGAAATGTTATTTCCGAACTCCTTCAAGATTGGGGTCTTTTAAAGATCTTACAACCAGCAAAAGCCGAACCTAAAGCTTCTTTATCACAGATTAAAGTAGTCTCATTCAAAGAAAAAGGTGAATGGGAACTAGTACCTAAATATAATATTGGTGGTATCAAACGTAAAGCGGAGTAATTATGAATATCAAACTTGATTTGACTGTCCAAGAAGCTAATATCATTCTTAAATATCTAGGCAAAGGTTCATATGATGAAGTTGCTGGATTAATATCAAAAATTAAATCTGAAGGTGATAAACAAATATTACAAAAAGAAGAAGTTCTTACTCAAGCTGGATTATTTGACAATCAATAATCAGCGGATTACGTAATTTTAATACTTTTAATTAACACCCTGGTGAAAGTATTGTATAAGTAGTTATGTACATTAAATACTTTTTAAGATATAATGTACCTATATAGTTGGTAATACAATTATATGATGTATAGGCCTCAAGGTAGACTTTTATCAGATTACCGATATCTCTACTGACATGAGTTTATAAATGCACTATTTTATAAACAAAGGAGAACTACTATGTGGACAACACCAGCAGCTACTGAAATGCGCTTTGGTTTTGAAGTTACAATGTACGTAATGAATAAGTAATTATTCAAGTACATTTAAAGGGACCTCAGGGTCCCTTTTTTATTTACAAAAGTAATTTACTTTAATTCAAAAGCAATATATAATGAATTATGAGTAAAAAGGATATACATATGAAAAAAGTATTTTTTAGTTTATTGTTTATTAGTTCAATAGCATCAGCAACTGAATATGGAATAGTTAAAAGGGTCTCTCCATTACATAGTATGGTTACGACTCCTGTTGAAAGATGTCAACAAGTAACTGAATATGTTCCTCCATCAAATGATATTAATTATGGAACAGTATTAGGTGGAGTAGCGGGCGGTATTTTAGGAAATCAGGTAGGTGGCGGTACCGGAAAGACAATATCTACGGCAATAGGTACTGGAGTTGGGGCAATTGTAGGACATAGAATGGGTCAGAGAGATGGATACCAAACTAAAACAGTCTGCTCAACTAGTTATCAAAATAGAAATGAAGTAAACGGTTATAATGTTATTGTTGATTATAATGGAAATCTTATTTCAGGATTTTTAAATTATAATCCAATGGTGGGATCAAGAATCCCAGTTAATGTTACTCTAGGAGACTAAAAATAGCTATACCAAACAAAAAATTTAAACCAAAACCAGAAGAAAAACTTGGCTTGGTTGTAGATGTACAAGAAGGACAATTTGAAAAAGCCTTAAGAAAATTCAAGAAAAAAGTCCAAGACTCAGGACTTCTTGAGGAAATACGAGACCGAATGGAATATGAAAAACCATGCGTAGCTCGTAAGAAAGCAAAGAGTCAAGCAAAAAAACGTTGGTTGAAAAAAGTAGCATCTACACAGATGCCTAAAAAATTATATTAAGGAGATGTTATGATTGGTACAACAATAGCAATTCAAGAAGCATTAAACGCTTACTTAGCAGAAGATGCAAAATTTGTAGCGGGTAATTCATCCGCAGGCACTCGTGCGCGTAAGGCATTAGGCGAACTAGCTAAATTAGTTAAAGCCCGCCGTAATGAAATCTCTGCAGAAAAAGCAGCACGTAAAGAATCTAAAGGAACTAAATAATGGGTAACCGTGATAAGAAAAAAGAATCTAAAGGCCGTCCAAAAAAAGACAAGTTGCCAAAATAATGGCTTCAAAGAACAATATTACTGGTGATAGTATTCTATCTAAAGTATCCTCAAAGGCTTTTGATGAGGGTTATGACAGAATATGGGGTAATAAAAAGAAAAATGCTGATACTCCATCTGATGGAGAACAGCGTCTAAATCATGAAGGTAAACTTGAATCATATTATGGAGGAAGTTGGAATGTCAAAGAAACGTGATGAAATGCCAAGGTTAGATGTAGAATTAGCAATTAATGCCAGCCCATTTAACGGCAACAGATACTTATTCATTTTAGAGTCTTCTAGACAAGCTAGAGAAATTGCAAAAAGACGCAATCATTTAGACAGACAAAATGAAAAGCTTAATTTTTACGGTTATAAACCTATCAATCAGGCAATAAAAGATATTATTGATGAAGCATCCTAATTATACCAAAAGAGAATGGGATAGGGTATGCGGTATCGGCAGTCCTCCACCACCATTAACTTGTATGCAAAAATTCAAAAAATTAATCCGTCGGATTATAAATAAGATTAGATAGGAAACTATCTACCTACTGCCTTCGGGGGTAGGATTTTGTTAAACTCGCTTAATTAAGGAGAAACTATATGCGAACAACAAACGTTTCATTTGGCCCTATTTGGCCATCATCAGTTGGTTTTGA